CGCGCATCTGTTCGATGAACGCCTTCTCGTTTCCGCGGACTGACACGAAACGCGAGCCGTACTGGTACGGGTAATCCCAATACATTCCGCGTGTTTTCAGATATCCATCGTTCGCATTCGCCGTCAGCACGCTCGGCTTTCCGAGCACATAGCCATCAAAGAGAATCGAGCTGAAATCCGTGGACAGCACGTCGCAATCGATGAGATACGGCGTCGACGGCTCCATCTTGTCCACTTCGACAATATGAACGAGGTCAGCGCCTTTCAGCTGCGATTTCTGGTGCACATGCGGCTTGACGGCGAGTATCTCGTCATCGTCCATCATCGAATCGAGCAATTCCCAGTCTATTCTCGGCGTCGGCTCGTCATATCTTGCGCGGAACGTCGGCGCGTATAGGTACGCACGCCCGAACTTGCCGAGGAACGTCCCGCCATCGCCCTTCTTCTTCCCGAAGTACGCATCAGTGCGCGGCATCCCTAGCGGCAGGCACCGCTCTATCGGAATTCCCGATGCGGACGCGGCGAACTTGCGCCCTTCTTCGCTCGATACCACGTAGTAGTCCACCAGCCCGCACTTCTCCGGCGTGAACTGCCCTTGCTTCTGGTCGTTGCCGTACAGCTTGCCGCCAGTGAGTCCGTGCGCGATCATGACGATTTTCTGATAGCCCATCTTGCGCTGAACGAACTCGTCAGACACAACGACGTTGCAATCAGCGTGTCGCGCCATATCGCCGTATCCGCACAGAACGAACCGCTTAGGACCGTCGAAAGCCTCGTACACGGCTGTCAGGTTCTCGCACCTGCCGAGTGGACGCGCAGAGTTGAATAGAACAGTCATCAGCTAACACCGTTCGCCTTCCGCATTCCAGAAAGCACTTCTTTCGCCGTCAATCCTTCTGTAAATGACTTTCCAGTGTCGTTATACGCCTGCGTCCTGCCTGCCTGGTACATATCCCAATACTCATCGTACTGGCCTTCGACCCAATTCGGAGATTCGCCCCAGATTGGCTCCAAGATACATTTACAGTCTGCGTGCCAAGCGTCCTCGTATACTTCCTCATCAAGCAACTCGCCTTTGTAACGCTTGTTCCCGCCTGGACTTCCGAGCGCCTTGATGATGCAGAACGCACACGGGTTGTCGCTAGTCGGAACGGAGCAGTATCCATCGCTCCACCTGTCCTGCTTGCAATTCTCACGTATCGTCTCGCGCCCGTAGTCACGCACAACGCCCTGGACGCTCTGCGTTAGAAATGATTTCACGTCGTTATAAGCGAAATCATCGCTGAACGCATAGGCTACGTCCCTGTCCACCTTCCACAGAGCGCCTGATGCCGTCGTTGCCGAGAACATGCCCTTTGCTTTCGCGGCTACCCTCGACGCATCGTAGAACTCAGCAGAAACCATAGCCGCCGCCTTGCCGAACTTGTCAGCGACAAGCGGCAACTGTATCGCAAGGTCGTTTAGCAGCGATTCGAGGTCATCCTTGTCGAGCATATCCCACAGCTCGTCAATTGCACGTTTCACTGCTCTGTCAATTGCGAGGTTCCGTCTTGCAAACGCGTCGAACTGCTTGCGTGATACGCTCATTCCGTCTCGCCGTTCGTCTCGTTGGCAATATTTGCAAGCATCGCATCTATGGCGGTGGACGCAGCGTAGCTGTCACGTGCGCGGCGAACACGCATGATATCCGATTGCTCGAATCCGACGCGCTCCAATGCGAGGTCCGTATCTGCGAGCCACGGGAACGCACTGATGTTCTTCAACGTAGAATCTGCGAGCTGCGAGCGCGACGGCATGTCAGGGTCAAGGAAATGAGCCGTTACGCTCATCTGCTCGTCCGTTAGCCTGTCCACCGTCGTGTTGTCGGATACCGCCATCATCATGAGCGCGATTCTCCGCAACGTATCTGAATCTGCTGCTATATCGTCCTTTGCGGCGATTACAAGACCGTTAGCCGCCGCCGCCATGGCATCGGATGACGTGTAATGCCCAGTGTCCACCAAGCTGCTCATAGGCACGCCAGTAGCTCCGCAGAACTGCCCTGCTAGGTATTCGAGCGAATCGATGAACGCCTGCGGGCTGCTGCCTTCGAATTTCTTGATATCAGGCACGTTGCCAGCCTTGTCGCGGGTGAAGAGCATCATCGAGTCGATATAATGCTTCTGCTTGTTCGTGAGCATGGCGTCGAACTGCGAATCTGTCAGACCGAGCATCACGTACTTCGGCATCGCGTAGAACGCGCTCGATAGTTCCATATGCCATGTCTCGCGCACCGCCGCCCTGGTAATGGACATGACGGCTCGCGTGATGCGACTCTGCCCGAACGGTCGCGTGCCAGTCGACTTGTGCACGAAAGCGTACATCATGCACTCGTCATGCGGCAGATCGTGGACAGTCGCGCTCCATTTGCCAACGTCCACGTTATCGAGAACGGTGACACGTCCACGCTCGTAGAAGTTCACTTGCACAGGAACTACGCGCTTTCCGCTCCATCTCGTCCGCGCCTGCTTTGCCACTGCAAAGCCTGCGCCCACGGTCCCGCTGTCGTAGTTTCCGTCAGGCTCTGCCCATGCCGTCTCTGCGCTGTGGAACCGAACCTGCGGCATACCGTAGACGTTGTTCACGCACGCGAACATGACGCCATGCATCAGCTTTGAGTCGTTATAGCGCCTGTACGTGCTCGTTAGGTTGTTCGCACGCACCGCATCTTCGAGCAGACTGTCTGTATAACCATCCTCGAACACGAAGCCATCGAAACGCTCACGTTCGCTCAAGCTCGTAACCGCCCTCTCTGGCCAATGTGAAACGAAGTCGTTTACCAGCTTATCGCTTTCGATTGTCATGCCGAAGTCGTTTACCTCGATACGCCCTTCGTAATAGGCGCGGAGAATGCTGTTACGTCCTACGACGCAGCGACGCACTTCGAGCAGGCGCTGAATAGTCGCCTTCTGCTCTTCTGACAGGCCCGTGGCATCCGCAAGACCCTGGAAGTTTTTCATCCTACCCTCGCCTTTCTACGTTGGTCGCGGTTCGTCGTAAGCGCGGCTCTCAATGCGAGCGCACATGATTCGATGATCACGGCATCGTGTCCGTCCACGCTTTCGAACCCGTAGCCGCCGTTTGCACCTATTTTTCGCTTTTTGCAGTGCTTGGCAGAATCTGCAAGCCCTTCCTGTCCACCGTGTTTCAGCTCACCTGATTCGACGGCATCAACGAGCATCGAGCACGCCTTAGCCACATCGCCACTACTCGGTGTCACCACTTGCGCAGGCGCGAAGTTAGCCGCCATGAGCCGTTCGACAAGCGCCGCGCTGTAGCTGCCTCCGTCGATGACTATCACAGCCGCATCGTCCTCTCTCGGTATCATCCAATCTGCGAACCATCCGACGCCGCCGCCCATGGAGCGATGCGCTATGCATTGGACGTACGGCTTGCCGTCATCAGGTTTGATGCACGCTGACAACGCGCCAGTGGACCCGTCAGGCGCGAACTTCACAGCGTAGGCGACAACTCCATCATCAGGCGATGGCAGCTCAGACGCCTTGCACGCATCCCACGAGTCAGCATCAATAGCAGCTTTCGCAGCGTTCGCACTGGACCACCACCCAAGCCGCTCGCGTGCGAACGTCTCTTCGTCCATCTGCTCGCATTCGCTTTCGATTGTCGATTCCTGGATGAGTATGCCGAGTGACGGGTTTGTCGCGTACCATCTCGCCTTGTCGCGCACGTCGCCTATTTCGTCCACGCTCCATTCGAACCATGCGAGTCTTTCAGATTCTCCTGATAGTGCGCGGTTTCTTATCCCTCTGAACACCGTCCCGACGCTTTGCGCGGTCGGCGGCGATGAAACGTATATGACTTGCGGGTTTTTGCTAGCCGAAATCGCAGGTAGGAAACTCGCCTGCGAGTCTGCGTCAAGCTCTAATGCCTCATCGAAAATCAGAAGCGACCCATGCTGGCCTCTCCCGCCATTCCTGGTTCTTGCAAGAAATTTAATGCGCCCGCCGTTCTTCAAGATTACCTGCTCGCGGCCGAGCGCGGTCTTAATGTCCTTCACGTACTTCTTCAACGGCTTTGAATCGAAGAACGTTGCGATGGTTTCGAACGTCTCGGTTGACGTTTTCTGTAAATGGCTGGTATACAACACTTCCTCGCCCAGCATTACCATACCGTAGTTGGCACGAGGAACAACCAAGCCGAGAGACTTGCCATTCTGACGCGACAAGCTGCCGCCGCACGTCGGCGAGGTCCACCTTCCCAGCCTGTTGCGACCAAGCCATCCTTCCATGATGCCGTCTTGCCATTCAAGCATCTCGATACCGCCAGCCGCATTGACAGCGTGGCAGTCTTTCCACTCGGATTCAACGAACTCAGGAACAACTAGCTTCGTTGGCGTTTGACTACCCGTCAGCATTACGCTTTGCAATGAGCTGCGAGATAGCGTCGCTGTTGTCATCTTCGCCCTCCAACTCTGCAATTTCGCGGATAGTCTCGCGGTACTGCCGCGCAAGTTGCGCCATGCTGTGAGACTCATCGCCATCATCGATAGACTCTGCCAGCACCAACGCCAGTGTTTGCAGCTGCTCCAATCGTGTACCGTCGCAGGTCACAGAAGCCATGCGCCTGATATTCGGCATGGTGAGAAACCTCCAAAAGCGTTCCGATGTTCCGATTTTTCGCCTTGTGTGTAAATCGGGCGCTAACAGAGCGTGCGCCTTCGACCTTCGGAAAAAGTAGACCCGCACCTAGAATTCGACGGGCTGATCCATGAAGCGTGTCGGAGCTTTTCGCAATCCACTCGGTGCATGTGCCTTCGAAGCGATTGCTATCACCTCAGCTACGGTCTTGTTTTTTCGCCAGTTGTTGCAGCGTCTGTGCGTCGCGGCGAGGTTCGCGTAATCCTTTGCGCATTCTTCTTTGGTCGCGTAGCCGCCGAGCCAATACTTCGATACTGGTACGAGTTCGTCAACCTCGAACGCCATGGGATGACGCGCAGGCAGCGAGTAATCGATTCCAGCCGGGCGTCCGAAGACTTCGCATATCCAACATGGGCGGCGTTCCGATGCGAGCCTCTTACGCAGCATTCGCCTGGCATACCCGTTAGCATACCTGGGATTAGCGCCCATCAGACCACCCACCCTATGCTCGCTGATACCCACCAATGCGTGCGCGGTGGCATAAAGAAAGCCGCCCATCCCTGAGCGGCTAGACAGTTTTAGACACTTGCATATTAGCCGATATAGTGCGAAATTTCAAGCGTTGCGCAATATGTTGCGCTTACTTGCCACTTC